ACCCTTTTAATTCTTGCTCGGTAAACGACTTGCCACGCCAAGCCTCAAGGTCACGGCGTAAGTTTGCTTTTTCGTTAAGGCTAATTGTGTACTCACGGGATTGGATAAGCGGCTTACCGTCCGAGGTCAACAATGGTTTGCCCTCTCCGTCCTCACCGTGCAATTCAAAAAAGAATTTTCCTTTGCGGTTCATTGTGACTTTGCCCTCGTATTCACGCATTTGAGTGCCGAGGTCAATTATTCGATATAAGCGGGCTAAGTGCGTCCCTGCGGGGGCAATTTGGAACTGGCGGCGTTCTGTGTTTGATCCGGTAACAATCATTTTTTTATCCTTGGGAAAAAGTTATTAAAAATTTCGTCAAAATTAAAGACGGTTGAAAGTAAAGGTGTAGCGGGGGTTTTAGGCATATTGCAAGCGTGTCGGATAATCGCCATGTAATCTTCGGTGATGTAGCCTTGTTCTACCTTGTCTAACGCTTCTTGTAGTCGTTGCTCGTATTCGTCCTGAAACTGCTTTTGTTCGTCCATTGTGTTTCTCCGTTGTGGCGTAATTGCCAAGTGTTATTTTAAGACATCTTAACAGTATTGTAAAGCTGCATTAAATTGTGTTAAGATTACTATATGCAAAATAGCGAAATCATTGAAATTTTAGGCGGCACTAGCAAGGTGTCCCGATTGTGTGGCGTTAGCCCTGCGGCTGTCTGTCAATGGCGCAAGAACGGCATCCCAGAGGATAGGCTTATCTTATTGGCTACTCAGCTTGAAATGCTCACTGGCGGCAAATTTAGCCGTAAAGAAAAATTCCCGACAAAATGGCAAATGATTTGGGGGGACTTGTAGATTTTTTAAAAGTAGTACATAATTATTACATCCCTTGGCGGGGGTGTCCTTGGACAAGCCTTAGTTAGCGTCCTGCTTGTGTCCACAAGTCCGCCAACACCTTAAAACGGTGAGGATGCTAACTAAGGCTTTTTTTGTTGAGAATTAAAATGCGTAAAGCAATAGGTAAAAAAGCTAGGTTTGAAGTTTTTAAGCGTGATGGTTTTATTTGTGCTTATTGTGGTTCAAGTCCTCCGTTAGTTATTTTGCAAGTTGATCATATTCATCCGATTTCTAAGGGCGGCACTAATTCTTTAGATAATTTAATAACAAGTTGCCAGCCATGCAATATTGGTAAGGGTGCTAACAATTTGTCATCAATCCCGCAATCGCTGGATGAAAAAGCAAAAATGGTTGCAGAACAAGAGCAGCAAATTAAAGGGTATCAAGAAGTTATTTTTAGTAAAGAAAATCGCATAAACAACGAAGCAAATCGAATAGTAGACATTTTTTTGGAGACGGGTAGTTTTTATAAAAGCGATGTAATAGCAGTTAAAAAGTTTATTGAACGAATTGGGTTTTACCAAGTTAAAGAATCAGCCGAACTTGCTGTATCAAAATTTTTTTATCCTACTCCAAGAGCATTTAAATATTTTTGCGGGATTTGTACTAACAAAATTAAGGAGTCGCAAAAATGAAACGACCATCATTTCAGTTTTATCCTAGCGATTGGTTACGAGATACGGCGTTAAGGAGTTGCTCAATAGGTGCAAGAGGTTTGTGGATTGATCTTATTTGTTATATGCACGAAGGTACACCATACGGGCATTTGAAGGTTAATGATAAGGTTATCCTTCCTGCCAACCTTGCACGCATGGTCGGGGAAACCTTGGAGGTTGTAGAAGGTTGGTTGTCAGAGTTATCTGATGCCGGAGTTTTCCAATATGACCATGATGGTTCAATATTTTCCAAACGAATGGTTAGAGACGAAGAACTAAGAAACAAAAGGGCATCAGGCGGTGTTCTAGGTGGTAACCCTAATCTAATAAACAAGGATAAGGTTGGGGGTAAGGTTAACCATAAGGTTGCAAATAAGGTTAAGCAAAATACAACCCCTTCATCTTCATCTTCATCTTCATCTTCATCTTCTATTATTAAAAGAGTTACACCTGACGGTGTTCTCCCGCAAGTCTGGGATGATTTTTTGCAGCTTAGAAAGCAAAAGCGTTCAGCAGTAACAGACACGGTAATCAGAGGGATAGAAAAGGAGGCGAGCAAAGCGGGGTTGTCATTAAATGACGCACTAGAGCATTGCTGCATAGCAGGTTGGCAATCGTTTAATGCCGAGTGGTACGCAAATTCCAAAAGCAAGGTTGCAGACAAAACTTACGAAGCACCTTGGGTAAAACAAAATAGAGAGTGGTTTGACGAAGCTAGAGGCGTTAAGCCAGAAACGGATTTTGTTGATATGGAAACCAATTTAACAAGGATTGCAAAATGAGCTTACCAATTGCCGCAATTGAACGCCTATTTGATCGTTTGTCTATGACCTACGGAACAGAGTTTAAAAACAAATGGAGCGGGTTTCCATTAAACGAAGTAAAAACCGCTTGGAGCTATGAGCTTGCACAGTTTGCAGACAATTTAAAAACTATTGGCTGGGCGTTGCAAAACTTGCCAGAGAAATGCCCAAATTTGATTGAATTTAAAAACTTATGTAAGCAAGCCCCAAGACCGGACAATTTGCAACTGGACGCACCCAAAGCACCAGTCGAAATTGTGGACAGCGAAATAGCCAAGATTGTTGCCAAACTGGTTAAGCCTAAAGCCGACAATGTAGACCACAAACGCTGGGCAAAGCGATTGCGGGATAAGCACCAAAAAGGTGAGCCGCTTTCTCCTTACCAAATAAAAAGCTACAAAATTGCGCTAGATGTTGTAAGCTAACTAAACACCGGAATAAATCAATGAAAACCAAAACAGAAAAGTTAAGTAAGTTTGATAGACCACCATTAAAAATACTTTCCCCGCCAATGCGGAATGGAAGCATGAACTTTATGAAATACCCAACAAGAATCGGCAAATCACTTTTTTACACGGATGGCTCAATTGGCACTTACAAACAACCAGCAACAGATAATGACAACGATTCGGCTAAATGATTGGATAACAATCAACGGCATTTCGGAAAAAACCGGAATATCAAAAGGGCAAGTCCGTAACATTTTAAAAACCAATAGCTTTAAAGATATCAGGCGTGGCAAAAAGTTAGAAAAACGGGACAACCGAATGAAATACATTGCCGTCTTTCAATACCCGCATAAAGACAAAAGCCACACGGAGCGAGCGGTACAACTAGCAACAATGCACCAAGGGATTTTTGGACAACTTTTTTGGGCAAACGATTTATATGAAAACATTGAACGAGTGGCTTAAAGAAAAGCTACAACAAGAAAAAAAAGAACCAATTTGTGATTGTTGTGGACAAGTATCTAGGCTTGTAGACGGGTTATGCGAGTGGTGTAGCAAATTCTACAAGGTGCAAAAATGAGAGATTTACGAGACTATACGCAGCTTTTACGGGTGCTTGACAATGGCTCGATGATGACGCATGAGGAAATGGCTGAAGTTGCCAACATTATTCGAGCTTTAAAAGAGGACGCAGACCGTTACCGTTGGCTTAATAGAGCAACGCATCAATTGTTTATGGTTAGCGAGCGTGATTTAAACGAACAAGTTGACCGTGCAATGAACGGTGGAATGAATGACTAACCTTAATCCGCACGATGCAATAGATTACATTTATCAAAACGCACCCGAATTTGGCAAAGCTCGGGGACGAGTTGCGGAGCTGGACGCTTACAAGCACAGCCTTAAAGCAATAATGATGAGCAAATCAACCGAATTAACCATAGGCGGACAAGAGAAAGCCGCCTACGCAAGCCTCGAATACCAAAACCTATGCAAAGCTATCGGCGAAGCCACGGAAGCCGCCGAAACCCTCAAATGGCGGTTAGAATCGGCGAAGATGCGGTTTGAAGCATATCGCACGGAACAAGCCAATAATCGTCAAATTGAAAAGATGACATTATGATCGACTATAGCGAACCAATAATTAAATTGACAGCGTTAATTTTGCAATACAGAAAATTGTTGCATAAGCAAAATTATGAATTGGCGGCAAATTGTGCGGTAGAGATGCAATTCATGGCTATGCAACTACAAGAATGGGCAGAATCAAAATGTACAGAAACCCCAAACTTTTAGTCGCTTGCAGAGAAATACCCTGTCAACTTTGTGGCGCAGAGGACGGTACAGTTGTTGCAGCGCACAGTAACCAGCTTCGAGACGGTAAGGGCAGAGGACTCAAAGCAAGCGATTACCGGATAGCCAGCTTATGCTTTAAGTGTCATAGCGAGATAGACCAGGGCAAAGACTTAAACAAAGTAATGCGTGTCGAGCTGTGGGAACTGGCGCACAGAAAGACTATCGGCGAGTTATTTGAGCGTGGATTGATTCAATGCTAAACCCATACGAAATTACAGAACCTACTTGCATAAGTTTTAGCGGTGGCAGAACATCTGCATATATGTTAAAGAAAGTCTTAGAAGCTGGGGGGGGGCAATTGCCTAACCAAGCAATAGTATGTTTTGCCAACACAGGCAAAGAGGAAGAAGCAACGCTCAAGTTTGTAAATGATTGTTCTGTGAATTGGGGTGTCAAAATACATTGGATTGAGTACCAAGACCATGAATTACCGGAAAACAGGTACAAAGAAGTTACTTACGAAACAGCAGCTCGTAACGGTGAGCCATTTGAGGCAATTATCCGCAAGCGTCAGTATTTGCCAAACCCAGTAACAAGGTTTTGCACAAGCGAGCTAAAAATACGCACAATGGCGTGTTTTTTAAAACACTCTGGTTTATTTGACGATTGCACTAAATCTGAACTTGAGAACGCATCGTGGATAGGGTTAAGGTTTGACGAAGGACGCAGAGCAGCAAAAATAGCCGATAAACGCAGAATTCCATTGTTTACAGCTAAAGTAAGCGTTCAAGACATTGGTAAATTTTGGGAAAACCAACCATTTAATCTTGAATTGCCAACATACAAAGGCAGAACTTTGGCAGGAAATTGCGATTTGTGTTTTTTAAAACCAGCCAATCAGGTCGCAACACTAATAGCAGAAAAACCCGAAAGAGCGGTCTGGTGGGTTAAAATGGAGGCATTGGCATTGGCATCCAAGCCAAGCGGTGCGACTTTTCGCAAAGACCGCCCAAATTATGAAAGCATGGTTAAGTTTGCGGCAGACCAAAAAACAATATTTGACCCAGATGAAGAAGGCATTGCCTGTTTCTGTGGAGATTAAATGTTAATTACAATGCAACTACCCTTACCGCCAAGCGTAAACACTTATTGGCGCAACTTTAGAGGACGCACGGTGCTATCCAAGGGCGGCAGGGACTATAAGCTAGTAGTGCAAGATTATGTAACAACTAACCAACTACCGAGCTTTGGGGACGCAAGACTAGCTGCAATGGTTAAGATATTCCCTCGGGATAGGCGAGCCATTGACCTTGATAATCGACTTAAAAGCCTATTTGATGCCCTGCAAGACGCTGGCGTATTTA